CTTATCCAAGCATGAAGCATATACCATTGTCATATTTAACATCTTCTGTTGGTGATAGGCTTCAGCTTTTGGCAGGAATTATAGACAGCGATGGGCATTTGGGCATAGAAAACTCTATTGTAATTACACAAAAAAATGAAAATATTTTTAATGGATTAAAACGACTAAGCAACGGATTAGGGTTTAGAACGACTTGTTCAAAGATAAAAACAAAATGTTCAAACAATGGCGTATTAGGTGAAACTTATAGAATTGCCATATCTGGGAATATAGAAGAAATACCTTGTAAAATATTAAGGAAAAAGCCAGCATCAAAAAAAAGAACGCACGATCCGTTAAAAAATGTATTGAAAGTTGAATATGTCGGTATAGGTGAATATGCTGGATTTACCATAAATGGAGATCATTTGTTTTTGCTGGAAGACCATACCGTAACGCACAATACTTGGGATGCAGCGGGCTTTGCTATATTCCTGGCGCAGGCTTACAAAATACGATTTATGGCTACTCGTCAGTTTCAGAACCGCATAGCGGATAGCGTTTATACGGTTTTATGTCATCAAATAGAGCGGTTCGGGGTTTCGCATCTTTTCGAGATAACGAATACGTCTATTTATTGCCCGTCCACTGGTAGCGATTTTATCTTCTACGGGAGATCGCGCAACATCTCAGACATTAAGGGCGTGGAGGGTGTGGATATTCACTGGGCGGAAGAGTGCGAGCTAATGACTGACGAGGAATGGTCAATCATCGACCCAACGCTTCGCAAGGAGGGGTCGCAGCACTGGCTAATATTCAACCCCAGATTATCGGCTGACTTTGTTTATCAGCGATTTATCGTCAACCCGCCTGCTGATACTGTAGTCCGAAAAATAAACTACGACGAAAACCCTTTCTTGTCTAACACTTCACGCAAGCGCATCGAAGCGATGAAGATAGATGATTATGATAGCTATGAGCATTATTATTTGGGCGTGCCGTGGACGGACGACGATAGGGTAATCATTAAATTGTCGTGGATAGAAGCGGCGATTGATGCGCATATAAAATTGAACTTCACGCCAGAGGGTAGAAAAATAATCGGCTTTGACGTGGCAGATGATGGTGCAGATAAGTGTGCTAACGTGTACGCTCATGGTTCGGTTGCTATATGGTGCGAGGAGTGGAAAGGCGGCGAGGATGAATTACTCAAGTCATGCTCACGAACTTACGCAAACGCACAAGAGCGCGGTGCTGAGATAGGTTACGACTGTATAGGTGTGGGAGCATCCGCTGGTGGAAAGTTTGACGAGCTTAATCGAGCAAATAGCAATCTGATTAAGTATCACAAGTTTAATGCAGGCGATTCAGTGCATGAGCCAGAAAAACCATATAAGTCTGATAGCATGGCGAAGATAAAGAATAAGGATTTTTTCAGCAACTTGAAAGCGCAGTCATGGTGGCTAATCGCGGATCGTTTCCGTAATACTTATGACGCTATCCACAACGGCACGCAATACAGCGCAGACGAACTAATCAGTATAGCCAGCGACATGCCAATGCTTGAGAAGCTAAAGACGGAACTGTCAACACCAAGGCGAGATTTTGACGCAAACGGACGGGTTAAGGTAGAATCAAAAAAAGACCTTGCAAAGCGCGACGTAGCAAGCCCAAATATCGCGGACGCGTTCGTCATTGCATTTGCACCCACAAAGTCAACCCGTAGCTGGTTCGGATAAAGGAAAACCAATGTTTAAGTTTTGGAAAAAAGAGATAGAGCCAGCACCATTACCCAAGCCTAAAAAGAGTTTTTGGGGAACGCACGCATTTGACCACGGCGAATCATTTGCAAGCCCACGTGATATAGTCAATCAGATAGCGGCAGGACTTCCGTCTGGCACGATGGATGATTCTAGCACTGGCGCACCATCATTAAAGATTATGCAGGACAACTCAAGCGCATTAAATGATGTGCTGATGATGTGGTACGCTTCGCAGGGGTTTATCGGGCATCAACTATGCGGGATATTGTCGCAGAACTGGCTAATTAACAAAGCGTGTTTAATGCCAGCTCGTGACGCAATCCGAAACGGCTACTCAGTCGCATCGGTTGACGGTGACAACATGCCAGAAAATGCGACGAAGATAATCAACTATTATGACCGCAAGTTCCTGTTGAATAAGCACTTGGAAGAATTTGTCTATAAAGGTCGTATATTTGGAATTAGAATCGCACTATTCAAAGTTGAAAGCACAGACCCAGATTACTATGAAAAACCGTTTAATCTTGACGGTGTAACGCCGAATAGTTATAAAGGCATTGTGCAGGTTGACCCGTACTGGTGCGCACCTATGCTTGACGGATTGTCAGCGGCTCAACCTGATAGCCTGCACTTTTACGAGCCGACGTGGTGGATAATAAACGGCGTAAAATATCATCGTTCACACCTGATCATATTCCGCAATTCTGAATTAGTGGATTTACTCAAGCCGTCGTATTTGTATGGCGGCATCCCCGTACCTCAGCAAATTATGGAGCGAGTGTACGCGGCTGAACGAGTAGCTAACGAAGCGCCACAACTAGCCCAGACCAAGCGTACTACTGTTTGGATGACCGACATGGAAAAGTTCGTTAGTGCTGGCGACAAGGCAATAGCAAGCCTGAATGATTGGTCATACTATCGTGACAATTATTCTCTTAAAATAGGCGACAAAGAAAGCGACGAGTTCAATCAATTCGACACGACGCTTGCAGATTTGGACAGCGTTATTATGACGCAATATCAGATTGTCGCAGCGGCTGCAAATGTGCCTGCGACTAAGCTACTTGGAACAACGCCCAAAGGTTTCAACGCAACGGGCGAGTATGAAGAATCCAGCTATCACGAGGAGTTAAAAAGCATACAATCTAATCACATGACTGCACTAGCTGAACGGCATCATGAACTGGTAATGAAATCCTATATTGCGCCTAAATTCGGCTATATCCAAACATCGGTAACATGGAATCCGTTAGATACTCCTACGGCGCTGGAGTTAGCACAAACTAATCTAGCCAAGGCACAAGTGGGCGCTGCACTAATCGCGTCTGGTGCAATCAGTAGCGAGGACGAACGCGCAAGGGTAGCCAAGGACAAAGAATCAGGCTACAACGAACTGGGCGAGGATGACGCGCCTGCGGGTGAAAATGAAACAGAATAATATCAAGCGCGGCGGCGTTCTAATCCCTTCGGCATCAATCCGAATCAGGTTTGAACGTGCTATCACGAAGCTGATTACGAAGATGGCGCAAGAGATTAAGCAAGAAGTCCGTAGCGTCTATGCTGTTGGTATGGACAGCGCGGCTATGGATGCAAGCATGGCAAGTCAAGCACGAATCAGGCTTAATGCCGTGTTGACTAAATACGTGCCACTATTCGGGAAACTGGCAGACGAAGAATCAGCGCGAATGGTAAGCGATACGCTTAAAAATGCGACTGTAACTGCGAGATTGTCATTAAAGGAAATAAGCGAGGAATTTACTATCAAAGCGGGTGATATTGATGAGCGCACCCGTGAGATAATGAAAGCGTCAACCCAGCAAGCCGCCAGCTTGATTAAGCTAATCCCGCAAAAGTATCTGTCTGACGTGCAGGGGCAGGTGATGCGCTCTATAGTTGGCGGGAATGGGATGCAAGACTTAATCCCATATCTTAACAAAATGTACGAGGGTAATATAAAGCACGCCAGACTTGTGGCACTAGACCAGACCCGCAAAGCGTACACAGGAATGACTGAAATCAAGATGCGTAATGCTGGCATAACCCATTATGAATGGATACACAGCGGCGGCGGAAGTCACCCGCGCCCGTTGCATGTTAAGCTAAATGGCACAATTCAAGAATATGCTAATCCGCCATATATCGGTGATATGTATGGTGAGGAGGTTTATGGCAATCCAGGCGAATTACCTAATTGCAGATGCAATGCACGACCTATCGTAAAATTTGCAAAATAATGTTGACACGGTTTATTTTTAATGTATAACGGGAATTATTCTAACGCAGGGATGCGCCGAATACACAATGACAGCAAGTAGCGACACTCTCAACACTCAAGCGCAGGAACTAATCAGTTCCTCGCTTTCTGACGTGCTCACGATGGACGAGCGCATCTTTGACACTAATGGATGGTTTGAAGTCAAGAATAACCCGCTATCTAAAGTCGGCATATTCTCATATTCAGGCGCACAGATTGGCGCTGAACATGCAGACAGGATTTACCGCGTTTACCGTCCAGCCGAAGAACTATCAACAGCCGAATGCTTGGATTCGTTTAAGCTCATCCCGTGGATAGATAACCATGTAATGCTTGGCAATGAAGATGCAGGACTTACGCCAGCCGAACGTAAAGGTATTCAGGGGGTAATTGGGGAGGATGTTTATTTCCGTAATGACACACTATACGGCAATATAAAGGTATTTTCAGAGGCGATGAGTACGTTAATCGAGTCTGGCAAAAAAGAATTATCATGCGGGTATCGTTGCAAGTATGAGTTTACGCCTGGC